CTGTATTTACTCCTGTGTAAGAAATTTCTTCTGTGCCTACTTGTATAAAATTAGTTCCTGTTGTTGGAAAATTTAATACAGATGTTAAAATAATACTAGTTCCAGTTCCACCTGTCCCTGCTGAGTTAGCAGATAACGCTCCATTTAAAGTTGTTGTCTGAGGAGCTGTCGATGTTCCACCAAATTGTGATATACCCCATCCAAAAACACCAACCTGTTCTGCTGGACCTACGTGATAATATTGAAAAAAAGTAATACCTCCAGAAGTAGTAGCACCGGATCCGGTTTCATTGCTGGGCATTGTAATAGTAATTTGTGTTGAACTTAAAACAGAAGTTACCATAAATTTTTTATCAGCAAAATCTGCTGCATCAAAATTAGAATTAGTGATTGCACTAAAGGTACTTACATCACCAAATAAAATAATGTCCCCAGCTTCAAAAGTATGTGCACCACCAAATGTAAGTGTTACGATTGGTTGACCATTAGTCGTGCTAAACGCACTTGTAATAGCGGTGCCTGATGGATTAACTAAAGGATGTATGTCGTAGAAAACTTCCCCTGAATATGCATATAAAATTCTATTGGTTCCGATAAGAGAGTATTTAATACCATCTTTATTAACCATATGATGTAACCCTCTAGCAGCACCAGTAAGTTTACTATCACCTAGTTGGTTCCAACCCCCTATTTTTTCTGGTGTACCATACCTAAAACGTACATTAGTACCACCTGTCCATTGCGACTCGGCTCCTGTTGATGTAACTTGTTTGTTGAACCCCGGTAAAAACCCTAATTTTTGTAACATATAAAATCCTTATAAAGAAGGCAGTAGGTATGGTGGATTACTGCCTTCATCATAAAGTATATATCATCGTTTAAACCAAGAAGGAAGTCCTAAATGTGGGCGCTTATCAAACATATTATCTTTTGAGCCTTTAGTTTTTCTATTATTATAATGGAGAAATACTTGAACACAGTCGTTGCCTTTAAATTTATTTCTCCAATGCTCTAATTCACAACCACTGTAGACTAACATATCCCCTGGTTTTAAATCTATCTTAATTCCTTTCATACCTACTTCTCCAGAGGGCTCTAAATAGATTGGCCAATTATCTCCCCCTAAATTCATAGTTGTAGATATTTCACAGCTAAATCTATCTTTGTGTCTTTTAAGTTCATCACCTTTTTTATAAATTCTTGCAAAAGTATAAGCTGGATATAATTTTAATCCTGTAGTCTTTTCCATAATAGGTTGACATTTTAACATTAAACTCTCCATAGCTATATCAGAATAACTTGAGTAAGTATGTGGAATCTGACCATCTGCAGGTTCATACTCACCTAATAATGTTTCATAAGGAGATATAAATCTAGCATTACGACAGGTATCTAACACTTGTCTTTTCATATGAAAGTAATTGTACAAGAACAAAGCTAAATCTTTATCTATTGTTTGTTTTATAATTACGTATTTATTTTTTTTAAACAACATCTTTAGCCATCTCTTTTGGTACTGCTTGAATATTCCAATGTATAAATCTAAAAGGTTCTATTCCAAAGTCTATTGAAAACTCATGTTCTAAATATCCTGGAAATATAATTAACGTTCCGGGTTGTGGTTTAAAGTGAATAAGTTCATTACCATTAAGAATTTCTTTTATATTAGTTTTCATTTTTAATTTAGTTGCTCTTGCCCCGGTTCTTGGCTCATGAAAAACAGGAAAAGATGTTTTATTATTTGCTTTTAAAAAATAAAATCCAGATACATGTTGATTCCAATGGACGTGCGCTGCATGATGGCCACCTCCATTCTTACTAAATTCTTGTACCCACATTTCACTAAACATAGTTACATATTGTTGCATATCATAACCTTGATGATCTAAATATTCCCAAGACTTTTGACCAATATAATCTCTAAAGTCTCTAAAATCATTATCAACCGTAAGAGGTGTTGAATGATAACTTCTTCCAAAGTCTCCAAATTCTTTAATATGTTTTTTAACTTCTGGAAAATTTTTAGCAGCTTTAATATATTTGTTAGAAGCTTTAGTTAAAGATTTTACAAATTCCGGTTTTTGTTCTGACCAAATTGGTGTTTTAAAATATTCGCTTATTTTCATATTATTTAAAAGGATACCCTAGGCTCCACATTACCAATGAATATCTTGTTCCTTTCGTTACGGGTTTAACTCTATGCCATACAAATGAGGGAAAGACAATAATAGATCCTTTAGGAAGTATCTCTTTTGCTTGTTTCAAATGTTTAACTTCTTCTCTCATATGCGGATCATAGTCTCTAAAATCAAATTCTAGTTCTCCACCTTCATATTCTGAACCATCGGTTAACTGACAAGTCATAGATAGTTTTCGAATTTTACCTTTATTGGGTCCTTCTTTGTCATAAGGTTTATTCCAAGAATCACAATGCCAATCATAATATTGATTGAGTTTATATTTTGTAAATTGACAAGATTCAGATCTATCCCATTCAAAGTTCCAACCTGCATTTTTATTTGCCTCGTGGATATAAGGATGTAATTCTTTATATATCCAAATATCATTTAACCAAACTAAATCAGAGTTTCTTTTTCTTTTCATATCTTTAACTTGATCTTTAGTTAATTCTTTATCCCCATAGCCACCTGTTCTTGCCATAGTTTCTGTTTGTGTTAATCCATATTTTATAATGTCATCACAGATTTTTGGAGGTATCGCTGATTTAAAATACCAGTAATAATTAGATATATTCATAAGTTATTGTTTGCACAAAGTTTAATGAATCTTTTTGATTGTTTGTTAGGTAATACATATTCGTTGATGGAAACATAATGAACATATTATTTTTAAGTTCTATATCCCAACTTCTTCCTTTACGTCTGTTATCTTCATAATGAATTCTAACATTACAATCTTTAACTTTAACACCGTAAAGCATAGTAAAATCTGGAGAGTTACGTAAATCCACCGGATCAATATTTAATAAAGGAATTGTTGTCTCATTGGGTTTATAAATATTTCCCCACGTTGATTTGTTAATTAAATTGATACTGTGTTTAAGACCAATAAAATCTCTCATATAAATATTTAACTTATCCCAAGTTCTTGAAAACTTAAATTCTTTATTAGTTAATTTAGATTGTAAAATATAATGAGCTAAATCATTTTGATCTATTTCCCAATGTTTTGGCATTGAAACATCACCAAAATATAATGCTTGTTCTGTTAATACTTTCTTCTGCATACCACCACCATTTTTAATTTATGCTTTGCTATCTGTCAAGTCCCAAGTTGTATTTGCTTCATTCCAAGCATAATACCAACCGTGAGTATCTGCTGTATTTTGTGATTCTTGTTCAGCTGTGAAAACTGGTGCATCACCTATGGGTGATTTCCAAGATGCAGTTGCATTATGTTTTACCCAAGATGCATAAGGTTTTTTAGGCCAAAAAATATTATTATCTTCATCCCAAATATAACCTATACCTGCATAGTTTCCTCTTAATGCTGTACCACCTTTTATGTGTTGATTTTTAAAAGTATTGTAAGATGTTTGAATCCATAAATTTGCAGGCCAATTATTGTGTTGTTCTAAATAAGATTGTCCAACAGTCTCATCCTCAACGCCATCAACATTAAGTATGTCTGAATTGTTTACAACATGAATTGTTAATACTTCATTTGTTTCTGATATTTTTGCAAAATGTGCCATATTATTTTTCTATTGAAATTTATACCTTATTATTACAATTCCGCTACCACCTGTTCCACCTGTTGTTAACACAGGATAAGGAGAAGCTCCACCACCGCCACCACCTGTATTAGCTGTTCCATTAACTCCAACAGTATTTGGTCCTGCACCTGCAGGTCCACCGCCTCCTGTTCCACCAGCACCTACAGTTGATGGATTTGCATTTGGTGAAGGTGTTATTCCACCACCACCGCCTCCAGCATAAGCTGTAGGACTTCCTATAATTGATGTTGTTGCTCCTGCTCCACCATTACCTCCTTTTGAAGAAGTTGCTGCTGTTCCTGCAACAGTTGCGCCTCCACCACCACCTCCAGAATAATAAGGTCCCGAAGGAGTACCTGGACCACCATTTTTTCCTTGTGCAGGTGATACAGGAGGTGTATTTCCTGTACCTACAACAGATGGTGCTCCGGCAAAACCTCCGCCACCAGATCCACCTGGCATATTAACTGCATAACAACTTGATAAATGTGAACTACCTTGTCCACCACCAGCAGATGTTATTGATGAAAAAACTGAATTTGCTCCTTTTGTTCCCCAAGCACCATTTGAAGATGGACCTACTCCGCCTGCTCCTACTGTAATTGGAAAAGATGTTGCTGTAACTGTAATAGGTGTTGAACCATTTAAAGGTGATGCTGTATAAGAATCTACTGGACTTTTGAATTCTCTAAATCCACCAGCACCAGCACCGCCACCACCATTTGATGTTTGTCCAGATCCACCACCTCCTCCAGCAACTACTAAATAAGATACAGTATTATCTCCTGCAACTTTAGCAATAGAAGAAACACAAAAAGTTCCATCTCCTGTAAATGTGTGAATTTTAAAATTACCATCTTCTGTAACTGTCCCCCCTGTTGCTTCAATAAAAGGATTACTACTTCCTCCAGCACCAAATCCTAAGACTTGATAACCAAAAGATTTACTTCTTCTGTTTTGTATATTTTTTGTGTTCTTACCTGAGGTAAGTTTATTTTTAATGTCTCTCATATCTAAATTCCTTATGCGTCGTTAGCAGCGTCAGTAGTAAAGAATATTTTAATACCTAGAACTCTTGCGTCGGCACTAAATGTATCTCCACCTGCGTTTGCATCTCTAAATAATTGAAAGTAAGTTTGTTGATCTACTGCAGGAGATCCCGCAATTGTAACTGCGCTACTTACAGCTGAAACTTGTTGATCTTCTATTGTTCCTATACCAGCATCTGTAATATTTACCGCTGTTCCATAAGCAATATCAATAGTGTCACTATCACCACAAGAAACTCCTTGTAATCCAAATATACAGTTACCTGTATTTGTAGAAGCCGGAGTCCAATATACTTGATAAGTAACGGTACCTTCATTCCATGATTTAGGAAAGGCTACTGAAAATTGTGCAAATTCATCTGTGCCTGCATCAAAATCTAATACTTTCATGTCAGGTCTTGTTGCTGTTGTTTCAACTTGCTGAGCATCTGCTGGATTAGTTGTAGCTCCATACATAGCTGAAGATGGAACCCACATAGTCTCTGTTCCTGCAATTTTAACTGCAGCTGTTCCTGATCTAAGAACTCCTGTTCCTTTAGGATTTATATTAATACCAACATTAGTCTCACCTGTTGCTGAAATAACTGGTCCGGTAACTCCTGTACCTGCGTTAGCTATAGTAATTTCATTAACTGCTGAACCTGTTGCAGTAAGATTAATTAATTCGTTTCCATTAGTATCTAAAATGTTTGTACCAATTTTAGGACTAGTTAAAGTTTTGTTTGTTAAAGTCTGTGTTCCTGTAAGAGTTACATCACCAAAACCTACATCATAAACACCAGTGTTTGTTGCAACGCCATCAAGATAAATAAGTTTATATCCTTTGTCTGTAGTTGCAAAAGTAACTGTTGCTCCTGAACCAGACACTGCTTTTAATTGAACTGTTTGTGTACCCGATGTACTGTTTTTAATAATGTAAAAATTTTCTGTAAGTAATGGAAAAGTTACAACCCTGCTTCCTGAAATAGATCCTGTTAACTCTATAACTCTTTGTTGAGCAGTACCTGTTAATTCACCGTCTACTATTGTTAAAGCTGTTGGTGTACCTGAATCAGTTACAGCTTGAGAATTATATCCACCTGTTAATTGTTCGATAAGATTTATGTTAGCGTTAGTTTTGTTTCCCCAAGTACCAGCATTTTCGCCGGTTGCCATTAGCTCTAGGCCAAGGTCTGTGAATGTTGATGCCATAATTTTGTTCTCCTGTTAGCTTGTTAATCTATATTACTTATATACGTAAAGTCAAACATTAGTTTGCTACTTTTCTTGTGTAACCGGTACTATCTTTAGGTACTTTC